GGTATCAGAAAAACCGGCTGGTTACACCGGTGTAACTGATGACGAGAACAAAGGCGTAGAGCTTACACAGGCAGAAGTTGACACTTTATTAACTAATAAAATTGGAGGTATGTACAATGGAGATTGATACAAACAACAGGTACAAGCACAACCTTGTATCAGAATTACCACCTACAGGAGATATGAGTTGTAGTGACGAGCTTGCTAAATTTGTAGGCGCTATAAACAAAGTGTTTCCTGATATGTCGTTCTACTTTATGAACTCTCATGAAGCAATAGCGTACTATGAAGATGAGAAGTATGCGCGTGGCAAGATTAGTTTCAGTGATCAACGTGAGTGGGAGTTGAGAAATACCACCCCCGACAAACCTACATACAATGTAGATTCACCATACATTGAGAACAAAAAGTCAGACCCGTACAACCCAAATAAATACTACTGTCTATCATCAGTGAACATGGACAAAGCAGTACGCAACGCGGCTCAGTATTTTCGTGAGTACACAGACGGAGAGATACACGTACTCAATTATAATTCGTTTAAAGCAAGTCGTAGAAACACGTTAGACCACAGTAGTAACGGACTAGACGAGGCGCTGGCTGGTCTGCTCAATGCCCAAAAGTATACGGTGCGCTCTGCCGAATACGACAAACTACGCAACTCACCTTTGATGCTTGACTTGATAAATATGTACAACGCAGGGCATGAGCTTGGTTGCAGGTCAGAGCTAACTAACTTGCTTGCGTTGGAGAAAGAACACAACGAGCTAGTCAATGGGCAAGGTGCGCTTAGGTACGTACGTGTACGTGAAAAGTTAGCAAGTGGCAGACATACGTTCACCATTGGTAAAGAAGCAAGGTGCGCGGCTACAGCGCCAGTAACTAACTGGGATTTTGAAATAGTCGATACGTTGCCCGAAGCACTACAGGGTGCAGTGTCTGTTGTAAACGTGTTAGAGGATAAGCAATACGTTGACGGTGTTGGCATGAAGGTTATGGAGGGCGTGTTCTATGTTGTTGAATGATGCCGCACAGAAAGTTATGCGCATGGCTAAGTCAGGTCATGATAGGGTACACCGAGTGTATGTCGATTCTAATACAGGTAAGGTACACGTTACTTGTATTGGTATGGATTGTGTTGACGATGAGTTACAGTCGGACTACAATTCTATAAACGATATGCCCGAATGGGTACAGCGTAAGATAGCTATACTAATGCTTTGTGATGCCGATAGTAATGTCATAGACACTATTGGTAGGAGAGCTAGTGCAGAAAAGTTTTGGGTATTCGGAGGCGAAGATGACACAGATAGAGATTGATGCGTGTAACGCGTTACTACGTATCGCAAGCTCACTAGAAAAAATTGTAACTATGATAGAGGAGGAACGTGATGGCAATAACACCGGAAGGGAAGGTCAAGAAAGTAGTGAGGAACTATCTTGATGCGTTGGATTACTGCTACTACTTCATGCCAGCAACAGGTGGCTACGGTAAGAGTGGCGTGCCGGATATAGTAGGGTGCTACAACGGTACGTTTTTTGGGATTGAACTCAAGGCTGGTAACAACAAGCCTACACCACTACAGGAAAAGAACTTACTACAAATAAAAATAGCTGGGGGTATAGCCTTAGTGGTAAACGAAGACAACATGCACAATATTGAAAAGCTACTCGATGTTGGTTGGTTAACTGTACCAGATAGGGACGGCTAAATACATAATATAGCACCTCAGTAAGTCGAGGCATAGGGCGTAGCCGCAGGTCGCGTATGACTTATAACCTGCACCTAACCGGAGGAACTATGGACATAATAACGATAGATTTTGAAACATACTATGATAAGAAGTTTTCACTAAGTAAACTAACGACGGAAGAATACATACGTAGTTCTACGTTTGAAGTGATAGGAGTAGGAGTAAAATACAATGCAGAAGAAACAAGATGGATTAGTGGGTCAGAATCTGAACTCAAAGAATACTTACAACAATTCAACTGGCAGGACACTTGTCTTGTTGCTCATAATACCATGTTCGATGGTGCTATTCTCAACTGGCGTTTTGATATTCGCCCTCGCGTTTATACCGATACTTTGTGTATTGCCCGCGCTTTACATGGGGTTCAAGTTAGTGGCTCTCTCAAGGCACTTGCTACACGTTATGGGGTTGGGGAGAAAGGCACAGAAGTGGAATCCGCGCTGGGCAAAAAGAGGGCAGACTTTCGACCAGACGAGTTAGCCGCATATGGTGATTACTGTATCAACGATGTAGAACTAACCTATAAACTATTCGGTATCATGGGTAAGAAATTTCCAAAGAAAGAACTCAAGCTCATTGATGTTACCTTGCGTATGTTTATTGAACCTAAACTTCTTATCAACAACGCCGCTCTCGATTCCCACCTTACACAAATACGTTCTCATAAAGATACACTCGTCAAGCTCGCCGGGGTGACGAAAGAGACGCTGATGAGCAATGAAAAGTTTGCCGATGCTTTGATGGACGCAGGTATAAAACCACCTACAAAGACTAGCCCTACCACCGGTAAACAAGCCTATGCTTTTGCTAAGACAGACAGGGCATTCCAAGATATGCTTGTGAGCCAAAACCCATACGTCAAGGCGTTAGCCGAAGCAAGATTAGCAGTGAAGTCCACACTTGAGGAGACACGTACCGAGAGGTTTATGGGTATCGCCAAACGTGGCTCACTACCAGCACCGATAAAATACTATGCCGCACACACAGGTAGATGGGGTGGTGATGACAAGATCAACATGCAGAACCTACCTAGTCGTGGTAACAAGTCTCTCAAAGATAGTATATGTGCGCCCAAAGGGTACATGTTAATTGACTGCGACTCGTCACAGATAGAGGCGCGTGTACTTGCGTGGCTGGCAGGGCAAGAGGATCTAGTAGACGCATTTGACAGGGGAGAAGACGTTTACAAGAAGATGGCTTCATCTATCTACGGCGTGGCAGTTGAAGATGTTACCAAAGAACAGAGGTTTGTTGGTAAGACAGCCATACTAGGTGCAGGGTATGGTATGGGGGGCGTGCGTTTTAAAGAACAACTTAAAGCACAGTCAGGTGTTGATATTGAGTTAGACGAAGCGCGTAGGATAATAGAGGTGTACCGCAATACGAACTGGAGGATAAAACACTTCTGGCGTGAGTGCCAAAACATGTTGTTACAAATGACGAGAAACATGAGCTATGATTTAGGCACTAATGATCTCATAAGGTGTTGGCCGGTAGGTGGTCACTTTGATCAGGGCGAACAATATTTATACATGGGTCGGGTTAAGGTACAACTACCATCTGGGTTGTGTATGCACTACGAAAACTTGGGGTATTCTCAGGGTGAGAAAGGTCTGGAGTTTCATTATGATACTAGGCAAGGCTCAACGCGCATCTATGGTGGCAAGGTAACAGAGAACATATGCCAAGCTGTTGCTAGGTGTATCATTGGTGAACAGATGCTACTAATAGCTAAGACATACGATGTAGTAATGACGGTACACGATAGTATTATCTGTTGCGTGCCGGAAGATGAGGTAAACGAAGCACAGCAGTTTATAGAAACGTGTATGCGTGTAGTGCCTAGTTGGTGTGAGGGTATGCCACTTGATTGTGAGAGTGGTGTGGGTAAAACATACGGGAGTTGTGGATAATGGAAGATTACTTTAATTGTCAATATTGTGCGCAACTGGTATCAGAAGATGGCGCACCACAACCACAAACATGTTACATTTGTCAGGGTGAAATTGACGCAGATGATAAGCATGAGGAAGAATTTTACGCATGAGTTTAGTACCGTGGTCATATAGTAAACTAAAGGCATTTGAAACGTGCCCCAAACAGTTCTATCACATGAAGATACTCAAGCAGTATCCGCAGGAAGAAACTGAGGCTATGCGCTACGGTACAGATGTGCATCTCGCGTGCGAAGAACATATACGTGACAACAAACCTATACCAAAAAAGTACAGCTACGTACAACCTTCACTCGATGCGTTGAAGCGTAAGAAAGGCAAGAAACTATGTGAGTACGAGCTAGGTCTAACTGAGGATTTACAACCTTGTGGATTTTGGGACGAAGACGTGTGGTTCAGAGGTATAGCTGATCTAATTATACTCAATGAAGAAGATGGCATAGCGTGGGTAGTGGACTACAAAACCGGCAAGTCAGCACGCTATGCAGACAAGGGACAACTAGAGTTGATGGCTCTTGCAGTATTTAAACACTTTCCACAGATAGAAGTTGTACGTGGTAGTCTGTTGTTTGTTGTATGTAAACAACTTATCACAGAATCATATACGCGGCCCCGCCGGGAAAATGACCTTGAGGTCAAATACAGAGACAAGTTCTCACAAATGGTAATCGCATCTGATAACAACGTATGGAATCCGAACCCTAGTGGGTTATGCCGTGCGTGGTGCGATGTACTTGAGTGCGCACACAACGGGAGAAGCTGATGCCGTACGCAGACAAAAAAGATAGGAAGAAACAGTTTAACCCCCCAGTGGGTAGCAAAGCGCACAAAGCACGTATGGAACGACAGCGTGCTAGGCGTGCTATGGATAAAAAAGGTATAGACCGTAGTGGTAAAGACGTGTCTCACAACAAGTCACTACATAATGGCGGCTCTAACAAAGATGGGTACAAGTTAGAAGACCGTAGTAAGAACCGTAGCCGTAATTACAAGAAGAAAAAGAAATGAGGATAGTAGATAACAAAGCCATAGTGCTTAACCTACGCGACCCCGCCCGGGTGACCAATTTAATACCTAAGAGTAAGACGTTAGGGTCAAATGAAGTCGCAGTAAACTGGGGGTTAGACGAAGCAAAAACCCTACGCAACATAAACATAAGAGTACCAAGCCCAATAGAGGGTAGGTACGAGTGGACAGGCAAGCACGATCCATTCGACCACCAGAAAAAGACGGCGGGGTTCTTGACGATGAACAAACGTGCGTTCTGCTTCAATGAGCAAGGTACAGGTAAGACTGCTAGTGCTATATGGGCGGCTGATTACCTAATGAAACAAGGTAAAATTAACCGAGTGTTAGTGGTATGCCCCTTATCTATTATGGACAGCGCATGGCGTGCCGATTTATTTACGTTCGCTATGCACAGGACAGTTGACATAGCACATGGGGCGAAAGACAAACGCGCTAAGATAATAAGTGGTGACGCTGATTTTGTGATAATAAACTATGACGGCGTGGAGATAGTGCAAGATGCCATAGCTAATGGGGGATTTGATTGTATTATTATAGACGAGGCTACACACTACAAGAACGTACAGACCAAACGATGGAAAACACTCAACCGACTACTAAAACCTGACACATGGTTGTGGCTGATGACCGGTACACCTGCCGCGCAAAGCCCACTTGATGCTTATGGTTTAGCCAAACTTGTTAATCCTAAGTCCGTACCCAAGTTCTTTGGTACATTTCGTGACCATGTAATGGTAAAACTCACTCAGTTTAAATGGATTCCAAGAGAAGATTCAACTGACAAAGTGTTCCGTGCCTTACAACCAGCCATACGTTTTACTAAAGAAGAATGCTTAGACTTACCCCCCATGGTCTACGTCAAGCGTACAGTAGAGCTTACCCGACAACAAAACAAATACTATAAAGAGTTAAAGGACAAGATGATCATGCACGCGGCTGGCGAGGAGATCACTGCCGCCAATGCCGCTGTTGTTATGAACAAGCTACTACAAATAAGTTGCGGTGCGATCTACACAGATAAGGGTGACGCACTAGAGTTTGATATAAAACATAGATACAAAGTGTTACGTGAAGTCATAGACGAATCAAGTAAAAAGGTGTTGGTGTTTGTGCCATTTAAACACGTAATTGATGTGCTTACAGACAAGTTACGTAGCGACGGCATAACTACAGAAGTTATACGTGGTGACGTTTCTGCCGCGAAGCGCACCGAGAGATTTAAACAATTCCAAGAACAAGATGATCCCAAAGTGTTAGTCATACAACCACAATCAGCCGCACATGGTGTGACATTGACTGCCGCAAATACCGTAGTGTGGTGGGGGCCAACTTCCTCACTAGAAACATACGCACAAGCTAACGCTCGTGTACACAGGTCAGGACAAACACATAAATGTACTATCGTTCAGTTACAGGGTTCTTACGTAGAAAGACGTATCTACGCACTTTTAGATAATAGAATAGACGTACACACAAAAGTTATAGATTTATACAACGAAATGCTTGACTAACATAGAACCTGATACTAAACTTCCTATCCTACAATGTATGGAGGTACACATGTCAGAAGATTTAGCTAAGTTAGTAAAGGTATATTCTAAGATACGCGCCAAGCGTTCTGAGTTGTCTAAAGAATTTAAAGAGGCCGACAAAGAGCTTCTTGAGAAACAAGAAACAATAAAGAAAGCACTACTCGAATACTGCGATGCCAATGGTGTTGAGAGTGTACGCACTTCCGAAGGGCTGTTCTACAGGTCTGTTAAAACACGTTACTGGACAAGTGATTGGGAATCCATGTACAAATTTGTGATGGATAACGAAGTACCTGAGTTCTTTGACAAGCGTTTGAACCAGAGTAATGTACGGCAGTTCCTCGAAGAAAACCCCGACTTAGTTCCTATGGGATTAAATGCGGATTCCGAATACACATTATCAGTGAGGAAAAAATAATGTCTGAACCCGATATAGATAGTGAAGAAGAGGTGTTACGTCCTAAACGCGTAACGCGACAACAACTAGAGGAGTTTGTGCAAAAGCACCGACACCCTGATGAAAGCCCGTACTTTTCTCTTGAAGAAGTAGCCAAGCATTTTAAGGTATCTGACTCTACTGTACGCAAGTGGGTACGTAGCGAACATATACCTAAAGATTCTTATTTCTTAATAGGTCATACCTACAGGTTTGATATAGACAAAGTAACCAAGCATTTGTTTAACAACGATGAACAGACTTAGTATACGAGGAGGTACGTTTTTCCACCACGGTGATGCTGTAGAAGTTGTTATAGTAAACGCCGCTAAGGTATCGCGTGCATACTTTGCAAACGAGTTTGATGGTGAGAACACAGTAGCACCAACGTGTTGGTCTGAGGACACACAACGGCCCGACCCCTTTGTAGATGAACGACAAGCTAATAGATGTTTAGATTGTAAACAAAACATACGCGGTTCAGCAGGGCAAGGTCGCGCTTGCCGATTTCAACAAAGGTTGGCTGTGGTATTTGAAGATAATTTAGAAGAAGTTTACCAACTTATGTTGCCAGCGACTTCTATATTTGGTAAAACTATAAATGGTCACATGCCTTTACAAGAGTATGCGAAGCATTTATCTAAGCATAATACTAAAGCCGTATCTGTTGTAACAAAAATATATTTTGATAAGCACAGTGTAGTACCAAAACTCTTTTTTAAACCCATACAAGGGTTAAACAAGGAGCAGTTAGAAACCGTATCTGGTATGATTGACCACCCCGATACGCATGAAGCAATAACCTCTCTCGTAAAAGAGCAGAGCGCAACCTCGTCACCCTTTAGTTCTGTAGAGGGTTACGTTCATAAATAAACCATTCTTAGGAGAATGCGCAATGACACACTTAATAAACAATGTAAAAGCACTATACCCACGCATCAACCAAACCTATCGTTTCGATAATACC